GAAAAGGTACAAGGCGTAAGCCGGGAGAAATAAATGTCAGATCAATTGATTGATATGTTGAAACGGCACGAGGGCGTGCGAAGTCATGTGTACCTGTGCTCCGCTGGTTACGAAACCATTGCGGTTGGCAGAAATATAGCCGAGTCAGGTCTGGGCTTGTCTGAAGATGAGATAGAATACCTTTTGAACAACGACGTTAACCGTGTGCGTGAAGAACTAGAAGACACTTACTTTTGGTTTGCAGCACTCAACGAAGCGCGTCAGGACGCTATGATCGACATATGCTTCAACCTTGGTATTACAAGACTACGAGGGTTTGTCAAAGCTGTTGAGGCTATGTCCCGCGAGCAGTTTGACATAGCAGCCGATGAATTTATGGACAGCCGCTGGAGCCAGCAGGTGGGCAATCGTGCCGTAGAAGTCACTGAAATGATACGCACAGGGGAGTATCAGTAATGCCACTACAAAAAATGGTATTTAAGCCGGGGGTAGACCGAGAAAACACCCGGTATACAAGCGAGGGGGGCTGGTACGATTGCGACAAAGTGCGGTTTAGGGCAGGTATGCCAGAGAAAATAGGTGGGTGGAATCGCATATCTACTAACTCTTTCTTAGGTGTGTGCCGATCTTTGTTCTCTTGGGTCACACTAGGTAGTCAAAAGCTACTTGGTGTAGGTACTAATCTTAAATTTTACATAGAACAAGGTGGAACGTATTACGACATTACGCCTATACGAGCCGCTGTGTCGCTTACAGACCCTTTCACCACTGTAGATGGGTCTACCACAGTTACAGTTACAGACGCTGCTGGGGGTTATATAAACGGCGATTTCGTCACGTTTAGCGGTGCTTCTGCGGTGGGAGGGCTTACCCTAAACGGTGAGTTCCAAATAACATATTTAACAGGTAATACGTACACCATAACGGCTAGCTCCGCCGCATCTTCATCTGCTACGGGTGGTGGGTCGGTAACTGCTACCTACCAAATAAACACTGGCCCCGCTGTTGCAGAAACCTTAGTCGGTTGGGGCGCTGCTGGTTGGGGACTTGGTACGTGGGGTGTGGGTGTAACGTCTACTGATGCGCTACGGTTATGGACACAATCTAATTTTGGTGAAGACTTAGTATTTGCTCCTCGCGGCGGTAGTTTGTTCTTTTGGGATGCTACTGATGCGCTAACAACTCGTGGAGTCCTAGTGTCAAGTGAGAGCGGCGCGTCTAATGTACCAACTAAAGTAAATACGTTGCTTGTTTCAGATAACCGATTTGTGTTTTGTTTTGGTACAAACCCTTTGGGTAGTAGCGACCTAGACCCTTTATTACTGCGTTGGTCAGATCAAGAAAGTGTTGTTAACTGGACACCATCAGCATCAAATCAAGCTGGCGATCTTAGACTTTCTAAAGGATCAGAGATAATAACGGCCACGCAAGCAAGACAAGAAATACTTATATGGACTGATTCGGCATTGTACGCATTGCAGTACGTGGGTGCTCCCGCAGTATGGGGTGCTCAGACAGTAGGAGAAAACCTGTCTATTGCTTCCTCTAGAGCCGTTGCGTATGCAAATGGTGTGGCGTATTGGATGGGTGTAGGTGGGTTCTACCGATATGATGGCCGTGTGCAGACACTGCCATGCACTCTAAAACGCTATGTATTTAACGACTTTAATACAGAACAGTACGACCAAGTATTCGCGGGCACAAACGAAGGGTTTAGTGAAGTATGGTGGTATTACTGTTCTAGCAGTGCCACGGCAATAGATCGCTACGTTATCTACAACTATGAACAGAATATCTGGTACTACGGCAATCTAGCTAGGACTGCGTGGATTGACTCCGGTATACGTGATTTTCCTATGGCAGCTACGTATAACAACAACGTCGTAAACCACGAAGATGGTATTGATGACAATGAAACTGGCACAGCTACGGGCATAAGTTCTTTCATATCTTCTGCTCAGTTTGACTTAGATGACGGTCACAAGTTTGCGTTTATTCAAAAAGTGTATCCAGACGTTACATTTGATGGGTCTACTGTAGATAGCCCTAGTGCTACTATGTCGTTATTTGCAGCACAAAATTCTGGATCTGGACGTAACTCACCTGCTTCTGAGGGGGGCACAAACACAGGTTCTATAACTAGAACCGCTACCGCGCCTATTGAAGCGTTTACTTCTAGACTCGACTTACGAGTACGTGGCAGACAGCTAGCAATGAAGATAGAATCTAGCGATCTTGGAGTAAAGTGGCAGCTAGGTTCTCCTAGACTAGAGATGCGGCCTGACGGGAGACGGTAATGGCTGTAGACAAAACAAGTTATAACATAGACTTCAAAGCCCCGGTTCTTCCAGATCCGCCAAATGACTATAACGTGCAGGCGTTTAATCAAATGAACAACGCATTACGTATCTACTTTAACCAGCTTGATAAAGGCATACGAGATGCTTCGATGTCTCCCGCTGCACAAGCTACTGCTTGGTTTTTAGGTTAGTGGCTAATCAGTACAAAAACGCAAAGGTAGACTTAACTGCCACTACTGCGACTACGCTGTACACATGCCCAACAGCTACGACAGCGATTATCAAGTCTATTCTTGTGTCTGAGGACTCAGGCAACGCTGACACCATAACCGTAACCATCACCGATTCTGCTTCGGCAGTATTTAGTGTGTTTAACGTCAAAGCAGTAGGGGCAAACACCACGGTAGAACTACTTACTGCTCCACTTGTTATTGAAGAGTCTGAGATAGTTAAAGTCACCGCAGCTACAGCCAACAGGCTACACGTAGTCGCTAGCTTGCTGGAGGTGTCGTAATGGAGCGTTTTGGAGTCAATCGGTTTGCAGAAGAAGAGGAAGATCTTTTAGAACTTCTAAAGCGGTTGGAAGATGCTGACTCTACAACCAAATCTGAGACCAAGCCTAAGCCTAAGCCTAAGCCTAAGCCCAAACCAGAACCAAAAACAGAAACAGAAACAAAAACAACAACGACTTCTGGAACAGAAGCAACTACGAGCACTGTCGCAAATAACCCCGAAAGACGCTCAAACCTAGCTATAGGGCCACAACAGGCTAAAGCGTTTGTTGAAGCGTACAAAGCTGTGCTAGGTACAGGAGTTGACCGATCCGAAGTAAGAGATCCAGATAACGTCAACCTTGCCTACGACAATATGTATAACCAAGCGTTGATAGACGCAGGTATTTCTCCGTATGCAGACATTATTGGGGGAGAAGGCGGGCAGCAGGGTGGGGGAGCGTTGTCTCTTACGATCAGACCCGACGAATATGTAGAGTATACGGGTGCTCCCGCGTACCTCACTGACATACTGAAAAAAGGTAAAGCGCGTAACGAAGACGAAGCAAGATCCGCTTACGCCGTACTATCTATGACTGAATCGCCCGAAGAAGTGGCGAAAGTGCTTGGTGGGTACTACGGTTACGATTTTTCTCCTGTTGCACAGGAGCTTGGTAGTTTTGGTGGCAAACTTCAAACAGGAGCACAATCTCCCGAAGAGTTTCATTCGTTTATTGAACCCATCTTACAAGAGCAAATACCGTATCTACAGTTGACTCGCGGACTAAACTACCAAGAAGCGTTACAAGCGTCATTTAACGAAGACCCAATGATACAAGCACTGTATGGTAAGTACGGTGTTACTCCCATGCGTCAAACAGACGATGGGTCTACTTATCTATACGACCCGTTTTCTTATTCAGAAATACGCACAAAAGAAGTAAAAGATAAGGACTTTGAAAAAGCAATAAAGATTGTGGGGTCTATCGCGGCTGCATATTTTGCCCCTCAACTATTACTACAAACAGGTCTGTTTGGTGCCCCCGCCGTAGCTGCTACTGCCACCACCGCTGCTTCTTACTCCGCGACTCAAATAGCTGCCGCCAGCGCAATTACTGCTGGAGCCACTACCGCAGTGCAAGGTGGTGATTTTGAAGACATACTAAAGAGTGCAGGGCTAGCCTTTGCCGGTGCTACTGTTGCCGATAAATTAAGTAGTGCGAAAGCAGCCGCAACTCCCGGCACCGCTGAACACCAAGCAGCTATAAAGGCAGGTTCTACCGCTGCACAACTTACAGCGGCATACGACACAGCTAGAGTGCTTTATGCAGGCACGCAAGTAGCTTCTGGTGCTATCAGCGGTAATTTAGCTAGTGGAGTTCTTGCTGCTTTTGGCCCCAGCCTTACCACTACAGCGTTAGACAAAGTAGGGCTTAATTCTGAAGCGTTAGATAGGTTGGGAGTAAACCAAGACGATCTTGTTGCAGGGTTAGTTAAAACCCAAACAGCCTTAGCGCAAGGAGCAGATTTATCGACTGCATTGGGTGCAGGTCTAGGCGCTTATGTAAGTGCTGGCGGAGGTATACCGGGGCTTAGTAAAGATGCTTTTCTTAGCAAGATGGGGGAAGTGTTACGTGGTACACGCGATGCAGTAAACAGTGCTTTCGGCGCAGAAAGTGACTCAGACGATGTGCTTGCTGATAAAAACTTACTAGCAAGTGCAGATGCAGATTATTTTAATCAGTACGACTACGGGCCAGAAGGTGTCTTATCGGACTACACTAGAAATGCGAACTTACCAGAAGAATTATTAATAGATACTGACAGCACATCTGTTAATTGGCGGCTTCAAAATGATGGAACTTTACTAGATACTGAATCTGGCTATCTAATCGACCCCACAAAAAACCCAGAAGCTATGGCGTTGGTGCTAAAGCTAGGGCACAACTTAGATTATAGCCAGCCACAGATAGACGCAATGTTAGATGGCTTATCTGGGTACTTAGGAAACGTATCACTTTCAGAACTAAAAGCCGCAACGGTTCCAGAGAAGCTGCCAGAGCACTGGCGAATGGCTTTTGGCAGTTACGAAAACCTATTTCAAGCCATAGATAATGGCATGTCTATGGAAGACATAAGAGCAGAGATAGATGGAGTGCCCTATAACCCAGATATAGGGTTAGGTATAGCACCTACAGGTATGGCGGACACGTCTGGTATAACCGCAGATCAACGTGCTTATTTGGTTGGTAACGCTATAGATACTATAGCGCAGAGTATGTATGAAGAAGACCAAGCTAGCGGAGGAGATGCTACTAGCGCGGATGACTTCAGAACCGAAGCCGCTGAAACCTACCAACAGCTACGAGATGACGGTTACTCGCACCTACGAGTAATGGAAGAAATGGGCATGGATACCTCTGGCCGCGTGTTAGATGCAGCCCGTGCTCTTGATACTGCTCGACTAGAAGAGCTACGTGACGGAGATGATCGTGAAGCCTACTTACGTGCGCTAGGTTCAGTAGACGAAACTACAGGTCGTTACCATGAAAACGGACTCTACCAAAATGGTGTAGAGCAGGCTTTCAGTATGTACGACCTTGCAAAGAATGCTCTTGAAGCAGCAGAAGAAACAGGCGACGACAAATGGATTATAGGCACCGCTGTTGCACTAGAAGCGGGTACTGAGATAGCACAGTCGTTTTTGGGGTTAGCAACCCTAGTCGGGTATGACCCAAGCAATACCGAAATCGGTAAGACACTAGACGCAATCACTAAAATGGCTGGAGATAGTAAGCCAGAAGACTACAAAGCGGGCTTAGAAGACATTCGTAATCGTATACAAGCCGCTAAAGACAACCTACCAGAAGACGCAGGTTGGCAAGATAGCTTTTTTGATGTAGGAGCAGCTATTTTTGGCGCTGCTGTAGATAACCCCACAGAATTTCTTGTTGACTACGTAGCCAAAGAGTTTGTACAAGAAACCGTGCCGTTTGCCGTAGGTGGACTAGGTTTCGCAGGAGCAAAACTATCTTCCGCAGCTCTCAGAAAATTTGGAGATGATGCGGCTAAAAAGATAGCCGATAACATGAATGCGTCTAAGATTGCTATGGATGCCACGTTGTTAAGTGATGTAGCAGAAGCAGCGGGGGGTTCGGCTGGTGGAGCATATGAAGATGCACATGCTACATTCATAAGAAAGCGCCAAGAAGAATACGCACGTATAGCAGAAGCAACAGGACTACCCGCACGAGAAATCAGTGACGTAGACTTACAAGAAGCCGCAGAATTTGCCACAGACGTGGCACAAAAAGCAGGAGCTATGGGCGCTGTTATGGCGCTTACCGCGTCTGAAGTTCTTGGAGGTAAGCAGTTAGCAGAGTCTCTGTTTGGGCCTAGAGCAAATAAGGCTGCTGTAAGCGCAATGGAAGAGTTTGCTTCTAGGGTAGAAAGAACTGCTAGCGGTGCAACAAGAGAAGGGTTGCTTGAAGGACTAGAAGAAGGCGTTGTTCAGTACGTTACTGATATGTCAATACTAGAAATTGACCCTGATAGAGACGTAAAAGCTAACGTAGCAGAAAGCTCCATAATTGCAAAAATTGTCGGCACTGGCGTAGGTGGAGGACTTACAG